ACGGAGATAAAAATGTTGCTATTGGTTATGCAGCTTTAGATGCTAATACAACGGCAGATAATAATACGGCTGTTGGACATGCAGCTTTATTAGCAAACACAACTGGTTCTTCAAACACAGCTGTAGGTTCTTCAGCAGCAGTAACAAATACAACAGGATCTTTTCTTAGTGCTTTTGGTTTTGGAGCAGTAAGTGGAAACACAACTGGAACTAATAATTCTGGTTTTGGTTATCAAGCATTACAAAATAACACTACTGCTAGTAATAACACTGCTGTTGGTTATCAAGCATTAAAAACAAACACAACTGGAACAAACAACGTAGCGGTTGGTAATAATACCTTAGATGATAATACTACTGGTGATAATAATACTGCTCTTGGTGCATTTGCTTTAGGAGATCAAACAACAGGTGATAAAAACACTGCTGTTGGTTCTTTGGCAATGGAAAGTACAACAACAGGCGTTTCTAATACTGCTATTGGATATGAAGCATTGAACGAAAATACTACGGGAAATACTAACGTAGCCATCGGTGATAGGGCGATGGAAAAAAATACTGAAGGTAACGAAAATGTAGGTATTGGACAGTTTGGACTAGCAATTAACACGACAGGCGATAGAAATACTGCTGTGGGTTATGCCGCTTTAGATGCAAATACTACGGCCGATGGCAACACAGCCCTAGGTGCATTAGCTTTATCAGCAAACACAACTGGAACTGAAAACGTAGCGGTAGGTGCAAACGCTTTAGATGCTAATACCACAGCAGATAAGAATACTGCCATTGGGTATAATTCTTTAACTACAAACACAACGGGTGCAGATAATACTGCTGTTGGACACGCAGCATTAAATGCAAATTCTACAGGTGCATCTAATACTGCACTAGGTAGAGGGGCTTTAGGCGACAACACCACAGCTTCAAACAATACCGCAGTTGGACATTTTGCTTTAGTAGCAAACACAACCGGTGCATTTAATGTTGCGTTAGGAAGTCTTTGTCTTGATGCCAACACCACTGGTTCTGATAATACAGCCATTGGTCATGAAGCTCTAGGATCAAATACATCTGCTGGCAATAATGTAGCTGTAGGTTCTCTTGCGTTAAGATTAAACACAACTGGAACAAGAAATACTGCTGTTGGTGCTTTATCTTTAGATGCTAATACTACTGCTGTCCAAAACACTGCTATTGGTTATCAAGCATTAAGTTCAAATACAACTGGACAATTAAATGTTGCTGTAGGAGATGAGGCCTTATTTAGTAACACCACAGCAGATAACAATACCGCAATAGGTAATGATGCCTTATATTCAAACACAACTGGAACGAAAAACGTAGCGTTGGGTGCTGAGGCTTTAGATGCAAATACTACAGCTAACGATAATACAGCAGTAGGTTATAGATCGTTAACAACAAATACAACTGGTGCTGGTAATACTTCTGTGGGTAGAGAAGCCCTGAGAGATAATACGACAGCTTCAAATAATACTGCCTTTGGATATATTGCGTTACAATCAAACTCAACTGGTAGTAATAATACTGCTTTAGGTTCAAATACTTTACAGGACAACACAACTGGAGCCAATAATGTAGCTGTTGGTAATAATGCTTTAGATGCTTGTACGACTGCACCTAGTAACGTAGCAATTGGAAATAATGCTTTAGGCATTCATACAACTGGGGATGGTAACAATGTTTGTGTGGGTAAAGACGCAGGTGATTCTATTACAACTGGATCAAGAAACGTATGCATTGGAACTAATGCAAATCCAAACGGTGCAACTGCCACAAAACAATATGTATTTGGACATGATTTAACTGGAAAAGGTGATAATACTGGATTTTTAGGTGGTATTAATGGTGTATTTAATGAAGGTAATGGAACAGCATGGAATACTACTTCAGATCAACGTATTAAAAAAAATATTGTAAATTATGACACTGGTTTATCAATAATTAATCAAATACAAGTACGAAATTTTGAGTATAAAACAGAAGATGAGATTAAGGCTGATAATCCAGAACTGACAGAGGTTATAAAATCTGCCGTTGTAAATAAAACTGGAACACAATTAGGAATAATTGCACAGGAAGTAGAACCTATTTTGAATAGTGTTATTACAACAAACTCTAGTGGTATAAAAACATTTCAAAGTGATGATATTTTCTGGCATATGATAAACGCAATTAAAGAACTATCTGCAAAAGTCACAGCCCTCGAAGCAGGGTAAACTACAAGTAACTTAATTTTTAATTATGGAAGAAAGAACCGCAGATGAAATCGCAGCTATCTTTTCTGCTGCTGGTGATAGTGTAACTGTTATCAATACCGCCAAGACATCAGATGAAACTGATGATGATTACAAAGGCAAGATCAAGCGTAATGTAGAGCATCTTGAAATTATCAAGGCTTATAAAAAACTTGATGAAACAACTTCTATTTGGGGATCAGAAGATTTCACAGCAATTGACAAAGCTATAGTAGATGGTAAAAAGGTTTACGAATAAATGAATTTACAGAAAAAATTACAAGAACTGGCAATACAAAGACAAAACTTAACTATTGCTTTACATGAAATCAACGGTGCGATGAAGTTGTTGGAGCAGCAGATTCTTGAGACTCAAAAGACACCCGAAGCATCGCAGCCATCAGATACAGAGGCATCAGACCTACAACAAGAAACAACACAGCAAACGTAAGGGGTGCTGTTAACTTACTTACAATTTCTTTTATCATGTTTAACAAAATTGCTAACATCCTTTCTATTATTTCATTCTTAATGGTCTCGTCAATGAGTGTAGGGGCTTACTTAGCAATTCAATATATGAGATCACCAGAATTTGAACGTAACCTTAAAAATAAAGTTATGGGTGATTTACAAAATAAAATGAAAGACGAGATACCAAAACAATTACCAAAATTTAGTGGACCTTCATTACCTATGTAATGGAAATACCAAAGATAAAAATACCGCAGATTGATATACCAGTACATAATCCATATCAAGTATTAAACGTCCCTCTACCATCGTTAAAAATACCTGGATGTGTAAAGTATCACAGAGATGCTTCGCCAAAGAATACAGCCTTATATAACGATGATCCAAGAGGAACTGTAATAAGTTGCCCTTACGGTTCAATGCCTTCTTTTGAACCAATGTTATATGACAGAAGAAAAATACAGATAGTAGAAACTAAGCAACAATCACAACAAACAAGACAAGAACCAACCCCAAAAGTAAAAACTGAAAAACCTAAATTACCAGACAAAAAGAAAGAAGAGTTTTTTATAAAATGCCCTGGTGACAAAGATCAAAGAGTAGGAGATTTTCGTAACGATAAAAAACTAGAACGTGTCATAGATCATAAATTATCAGATGATAAAAGTGAGTGCATAACACTCTATGAAGACACAAAGTTCATCGACCAATATCTACCTTCAGCTAAAGCTGCTTCTACTGCTGCTGGTATTGCTCTGGTCGCTGCTACTACTCCACTACTTATCAATGCTGTAAAACCATTAGTAAAGAATTTAGTCAAGAAAGTTACTTCTCGGAAGTCAAAGAATGACGATGAGGTAAAACCTGACCCTTCTTAGGTACAACTTCTATATCTTTACATAAATTGTAGTAAGGACTTGATTTTGCAAATTGGATGCCAGCTAATTTCTTCTCACCACAGTGTTTTAATCTTGCAAAATGCCAATCAAGCTCTAAATTTTTAAGAGTTTGTTTTCTTATATTTATCTGTGTTTGTGCAGCTTCTTTACATTGCTCACCTAAACGTTTATCTAACGGTATTGAGAAATTTAAAGTTATACCTGTACCAAGTGCATAGGTATCTTTGTTAGTACCAGAATAATTACGTTGATAATAAAGAATATCTCCTGGATTATCAGGTGTTCCATCTCCAATTGGATTGCCATCTTCATCAAAATCACCTTCTATATCTGTTGGATCGTACACTGGCGTTTCATAAAAATGTGAGAAAGGTTTTCTCCAGTTTGAATTTAATGTAGTAAATGGTGTGATAGTCATCATTGCACCCTGACAAACAACATTTCCTCCAAAAGAATTTTGATGAAAACTACCATTGTTTACATTCCAATTCTGATTAGTAACTGAACCACTATTACTTTGGCTAACAGAATTAGCTAAAACCTTAACAGGACTAAGTATTATTGTGAGAACACAGAGGTAGTAGTAGTAACTGATTCTGTTTCTATTTGTCTTGTAATAGAAGTTACATTTTGCAATCCTGGACCATGATATGTTTCTGTAAATTGAAAAGCATCTCCTGATGTAGGATTTGTTAAAGTCCAATTTGGTTTTGTTGTCATATCTGCTCCTGTCCATGTATAAGATTGACCTCCTACTGTACCTGAAACTTGCGTTGCATCGGGTGACATACTGCCCCCATCATGTTTAATACCTGTTCCAGTAACAGTGTATTCATAACCTGTAGAGTAATCTTTGCTAGTGATTGATTCTGTAATAGATGTCTGAGTTGTAGTTGTTGATGACATCGTACCTGTTGTAAATGAAGGAACAATGTTTGCATTAGCTGGTAAAACATATAAACAAAACAGTAGTAAAACCTTTTTCATGACTCATTAGTCTACCGTTACAGAAGTTACATATTGTCCTGTCGCTGTAGTACCAGCACCACCTGCTGTAATAGTAATAACATGATTGTCTACAGTACCAGCTAAATTCGTTGCAGTACCTCCAGAAGTACTTGTAAGATCACCAAAGGCACTTACTTCACCAGTAGTTAAAGAAGTTCCTATAGTATCACCTGTAGTATGCGAAACTGTGTAATTAAAACTTTCTCCGTCTGTTAACTGACTTGCTGTAATCGGTGTATAAGCATTTACACCATTAGTTGCTGCACCTAATCCACCAACACTACCTGCTGTCGTACCATCTGTAGTGTTTACACCTGTACCAGAAACACTATATGAGTTACCTATACGATCAGCAGTCGTTCCTGGTGCTGCCACTTCAAGTTTTACTGAAGATGTTATTGTTGAAGTAATATCTGCATAACTTGCAGTGGGTGTAAAAAAGAAAAGAAATGGCAATAATTTTTTAATCATGTGTTGGAAATACCCACTTTTGAATCTTTGTTATCTACTATATTAATCTTACCTTTCATCTTTTTATTATCAGTAGCCTTTTTAACATTAAGGCCATAGTTACTCATGACAGCCGAAAGCAGTCCAGCAGCGAAGGTGGTATCAATCTGTCTAACAGGATTTGGATTAAAGTATGACCAGGATATAACTCCAAGTGACCACCCCAAAATCACCAACTGCACTGCGTTTCCAATGATTCCCAGTCCTTGTTTTTCTTCCTGTTCTTCCATATTAACTAATAAAGAAAAGCCCTGTAATGGGGAATAGGGCTTATTGACTTGTGTGAGGAGTCAAGCCAAAATTAGCAAATATATACATAATTGGGAAGTGTATAACTAAAACCTATGCTTGCAATTATCAGACCAATCCTCTTTACCTTCCTCAGATCCAAAGCAATAAGGCAACTTGCACTGGATCTGGTTCGTGCCTGTGTTAAAAAAACTGATAATGATGTCGATGACAGATTATGCGATATGTTGGAGCAGGCATTATTCCCAGGTAAATGAACCATCAGGAATTTTACGAGGTTCTTATTGGTAAAACACCACCCGAAATAGAACTTGATATTGAAATCAGAAGAAGAGAAATCAAAGAGATGCCTAATGCTGTTGTAAAAGAAGTTTGTCTTGAACTAATGAAAGACAACAAACTACAGGATTTTCTTATCATGGCTGCCATAGAACGCATTTCAGAAATGAATACAAAACTTATACGCTATGAAATGGCAGAACATCACAGAACAAAAAATGTAAAACCAACTAAAAAGAAAAAATATAAGACAAGAAGGACACTACTCGACAGGTTTAAGACTATGTTGAGCGTGTTCAGATGACCTTCTATCATCCCATTTTACTTTGTAATAGTATTGATTAACACCAAGTTTATTAGCTCTTGTAAGGGCTTCTGTAACTGTTCCTATATGTTTCTTATATTTACTACCTGAGTATCCAATCGTATGGTTTCTCACGACACGATCATCTATCTTAAATCGTTGTCCAACTGTAGCTGTATTGGGCATAAATTTCTAAAACAAGGTATATTGGTTGCAAGAACATTTTAACTATGGAAAAAGCAAATAAATTAGAATTATTAGAACACCTTCATACAGTTCTTATACAGGAATTGTTAGACAAGGTAAAAAGTGGAGAAGCAAAACCTGGTGATCTAAACGTAGCAAGACAACTTCTCAAGGATAATGGTATTGAATGTATTCCAACAGAGAAGAGTCCTATGGAAGATCTTATGTCAAACCTTCCAGACCTTGATGTAATACCTGCTTTAGAAAGATAGCCTATGAAACTTTTAGATACCTTTGCAGGTATCGGTGGCTTTAGCTACGCTGCTGAAAAACTTGTAGGTGGTTTTGAAACAACTCAGTTTATAGAAATCAACCCTTACTGCCAAAAAGTTCTTAACAAAAACTGGTCACACGTTCCTATCCATGACGACATCACAACATTCACAGCTAAATCTGGAGAGTTTGACATCATTACTGGAGGATTCCCCTGCCAAGATATATCAGTTGCAGGTTTACAGAAAGGCATCACAAAAGAAACCAGATCAGGTTTATTTTACGAACTCATCAGAGTCATACGCATGGTACGACCCAGATACGTTGTCCTGGAAAACGTGGCAGCGATCCTTAATAGAGGGCTGGACATCGTTCTCAGGGAACTTTACGAAGCAGGGTATGATGCAGAATGGGCAGTTATATCAGCAAGTTCTTTGGGAGCCGCTCATCGCAGATCAAGATGGTGGCTCGTTGCCTACACCAACAGCATCGGATGTGGAGGGGGGAGTAGCGAAAGACGTTCAATACAAGAACGGTCATTTTTATCGGGAGAACAAGAAAGGAGAGAGATGGGGAGTGAAACTGAGGGATGCAGTAACACTACTTCCAACTCCAACGACGATGGATCATTTACCTCAACGAGGATACGAATCAATGGTGAAACAAACTCAGATAGACAGGAAGGGGAGAAAAAAATTAGCAAATCTCAGAAAAGCAGTAAACCCAGAGACAGTGGAATTATTCAACAAACTCCAAAATGGCGAGACACCAAGTGCAAACTTAATCCAAACTGGGAAAGATATGCTTCTGAACCCCGCCTTTTGCGAGGAGATGATGGGTTATCCAATCGGGTGGACAGACTTAAAGCATTAGGTAATTCTGTTGTACCACAGGTAGCTGCTATCCCTTTACAACGAGTAAAAGATCTTTATGCAACCGCTTCCTGAGAAACTACAAGACTTTAGATACTTTCTAATCATAACGTGGCGGCATTTAAACTTACCTGACCCCACACCAGTTCAATTAGACATAGCTGAGTATTTACAGCATGGACCTCGTAGAAAGATCATACAAGCCTTTAGAGGCGTAGGTAAAAGTTGGATAACAAGTACCTATGTCGTGTGGAAACTACGGATGAATCCACAACTGAAGTTCCTTGTTGTCTCTGCAAGTAAAGACAGAGCAGACAACTTCAGTACATTCACCATGCGTCTTATCAATGAAATGCCAATATTAGCTCCGTTGCGTCCAGAAGACACTCAGAGGAACTCTAAGATAAGTTTTGATGTTGGGCCTGCATCTGCTGATCATGCCCCTTCAGTAAAGTCTCAAGGTGTTCTAGGACAAATGGCTGGTAGTAGAGCAGATGAAGTGATAGCTGATGATGTGGAAGTACCAAATAACAGCTTTACTCAACCGATGAGAGACAAGTTATCAGAAGCTGTAAAAGAATTTGATGCCATACTGAAACCCAACGGTAAAATTACCTTTCTAGGAACACCACAAACAGAACAATCTCTTTACCTTACTCTTGAAGAAAGAGGATATACAACACGCATATGGACTGCACGTTATCCAGAACTTAAAAACAACTATGGTGACAGATTAGCTCCTAAGTTAGCTCAGAGGTTGTCAGAAGAGCTTGTAAAGCCTAAAGATCCTGTTGACCCAGAAAGATTCTCATCAATAGATCTCATGGAACGTGAAGCTTCTTATGGACGTTCTGGGTTCTCTTTACAGTTCATGTTAGATACATCTCTATCTGACCAGGATAGATACCCTCTCAAGCTTTCAGATCTCATCATCAGCAGTGTTAACCCTGATCATGCACCGGAAAAAGTAATTTGGTCATCGTCACCCGAGTATGTCATCAAAGAATTACCTTGTGTAGGGTTCAATGGAGATCATTTCTACAGACCTGCACAGCAATTCGGTGATTGGATTGAATATACAGGCTCTGTTATGTTCATTGACCCCTCCGGTAAAGGACGAGATGCAACAGGATACGCTGTAGTAAAGATGCTTAACGGTAACCTATACGTTCCTGATGCAGGTGGACTAAACGGTGGTTACTCAGACGCTGTATTAACAACATTATCCAAAATAGCTAAGACTAATAAAGTAAATACAATCCTCGTTGAATCAAATATGGGTGGTGGTATGTTCGCTGAACTACTAAAACCTTTCCTTCTTCGTTACCACCCCTGTGAAGTACAAGACGTTCGTAACAATAAGACCAAAGAACTAAGGATAATAGATACCCTAGAACCAGTAATGAACTCTCACAGGCTCATAATAGACCGCAAGGTAGTGGAAAAAGACTATAGATCTAATCCTAACGAAGCTCCAGAAAGAAAATTAAAGCTTCAACTCTTCTATCAGATGTCTCGCATAACCAAACATAGAGGTTCTCTAGTACACGATGACATTCTTGACGCTCTATCAGGTGCAGTAGCTTACTGGACTGAATATATGAACCAGGATGAAGACCGTAACATTAAATCTAGAAAGGATGAACTACTAAGAGTTCACTTAGATAACTGGGGGTCTTACCTTAACAACACCGTCACCCAAACTGCACTCGGCATGACACCCACTCAGATAAGTAATTCTAATGGAAACACTGATGGATTTATAAGCAACACTTATTAGGTACTATCTGTAGATAAATAACCACCTTTTTTTATGAAAGGGGGGGACTATAGGGGGGGATAGCAACCATAGATTTCATAAGTAATTAAAGATTTTAAATAAAGTAGATAATAGATATCAAATAAGCAGATGATAGTTGTTAATAGTTGATACATAAGACTATCCACCTACAGCAATCTTCAATAAAATATATTCATAGGTACTTATACAACCTATAGTCCTCTATAAGACACTTCTGGGCAGTCTTATAGAGGTTTTTATAGTCCCTTATAGTTAACCTTTAAGTTATCTTATAGTTAACCTATAGTTACTACTAAAAAGTTTTTGAAACAAAAATTTGAAGGGTTTACGCATATATACAAAAATAAAAATCCCCCCTTGTATGTAGACTTTTTGTGTGGATTCTTACTATAACTACAGCCTTTTTATTGCAGTACTGTCATAGAGACAGTTCTACGTACTAGTAATAGGTAGGGTTTTGGTAACTTTGGACACAATAATGGACAATTTGGACAAGAAAAATAGAATATAGGTGGGTATATAGAGGTCTATTGTTACAAAGTGTTAAGGATTTGTTATTTTATTTAATCGATGCCCACCACTTGGTAATACTGTACACAGTACTAGTTATCTAATAGTTAACTAATAGATAGCAGTACTAGTCCTAGAACCTATTAATGAAATGATTACATACGATCAGTGGAGATCTAACTACAAAGAGTTAGAGAACATTAAAGAGAACTACGACCAATTAGAAGCTCATGGTATTCACGTTGAAGGACTTACGGAAGAAACTAAAACTGTAAGACTTTACAAAGAAGGCGGATACTTAGAGATTTTAAAAGATAAGACTTATCTTGTAGGTCTTGATAGAAGCATTTTCACTAATGAATCTATAGACCCAATAGAAAAAGTACTTTTTGAATGGTGTGATGGTGAACTTTTTAACTAACACTTAACGAATCCTTAGAGCCTTTTAAGAAGGTTCTAAAGATTCCTTAAAAAGGGTCGGCCAAAATTTTCCTGGCTGACTCGCCCGAAATTAAAAAAGGGTGGAATCTAAAGGTAAAAGTCCCAGTAAATTATTAATCAAATGATTACTACAACAAACCAAAAGGAACAGTTAAAAAAGTTTTATGATGCTTTTAATATTGAACCTTGTGGACATATCTCATTAAAAGAGGATCAGAAAGAAACTTATCAAGATTTTGTAAGAGAGTTGCATG